CGATTTTCATGAAAATCGTATTTATCATCCTTAAATATATCATATATACTTTTAACATCGGATTTAGATGTCACTATATTTATTGAATATTTGCCAGAACCAATATATGCCATATTGTAACTATATCCATCGTGTTTTAATCTATCTAATATTATAGATATATCATCCGATATATTTATAAGCTGTTCTCCCAATTTTTTAAATTTATTGGAAAAGTCATTTGTCGGTAGTTCAACCCAAAAGTCTATACTATCTGTATTTCTACTATACTTAATACCCTGATCATCAAAAAATATAGTTATATCATTAATGTAATCTTCTGTTAATTCAACAGATTCGAAAGCTTTAAATTTTTTTATCATTTTTTTGCAACTTTATTTAACATTTGTAATCCATAATATATATCAACTACTCTTACTTTAAGAACACCTTGAACAGCTGGTGAATTAAAACTAGTAGTATCCTTTTTTTGTAAAAGTGCTGATATCCATATTATATCACCTCTTTTAGTTTGTTTAACAGATAGATCAGAATGCATAGTTATAGAAGATTCACTAGCATTACCATATTCAGTATCTTCTGTATCATGAAATACATCTAATATTTCAACAATATCATAATCCTTTGGATCTAGTTTTTCTACCTTTTCTTTATCAAACATTTCTAAATCATTAGAAAGCTCATCAAACTTTTTTATAGCCATATAGTATATATTAAAAACATATTCTATTATTTTAATATAATAATTAAAAAGATATTATGAGGGTAAAAATAGGAGACACTATATATGATAGTAACCAACAACCAATTATGATTATAATGGATGATACCGATAAACAAAACATATCCAAAATGGCAGATGATGCTACGAAATATTGTAGTTATCCAGATGGTATGGAAGTTGATACTATAAAGGACTTTATGAAAATAAACGATAATTTAACAAGAGAACAGAAATATGACATTGTTAATTCTTGTGAAACACTAGAAGAATTAGCTAATGTTATTAGAACATTTGCTGGTGTTAATGGTATGATAGAGGGTAGAAAAAAGTTTTTTGATGCAGAAAAGATGGCAAATCATTGTGAAAACTATCACAATGTTCATCCAAATCTCTTAACAAGAGAATTTGGAATAAGACAGCAAGCAATTTATATAATAAGTTAATAATATGAAAAAAGAAAATTTTAAAAAATTGAGAATAGGTTATGTTATTTATAATAAAGATCACTTTGGTGTAGCTGTTGTTATGTCACAGTTTAATGACACTTCTGAAATATTAAATACTTCATCATTGAGTTTTAGGAGTTATGATGGTCGTGAAGAATATGAAATAGAATATGGACACTCTAATGCTTGGGAACTAGTTTAAGAAAAAATACCATTAGAATCAAGAGTAATTATTTTAACACATAATTTGCTTAAATTGGAAAGATTTGTTTATAGTAGATTAGTGTAATTTACTTTTAATATATAAAGAAATAACTTAATAAATCTATGAAAACAATTTTTTTTATAAAAACAACACAGGGTGAACATTTGAAAAAATCAGAAGATGGGAAATATCTTTCTGTTGGTCATTATAATGATAATATAGATGATAACGGTGATTATTATGAAAATGTGACATTTGATACATTCTTAGAAGCCGAAGAATTTTTAACAAATAAGGTTTATAAATTAGCTAAAGCTTTTGGAACAATTGACTTAGTTATAGAAAATGCGTATAGAATATGAATATGATTATAACTTTAACAACAATTACAATTTGTATTATAATCGGATACTTTGGTAAGCATCGTAAAAAAATTAATGATTTTAATAAAAAAGGGTGATTTAATCACCCTTTTTTCATTTCCACAATAATTGTATAGCCATAATTGCCACACACAATAATAATGATACTGCTGTTTTTGTATTAATTCCCTCACCCAGAAAGTGTTTAGAGCAGAAATAGAATATAACAATACCAGCACAAAATCCCATAAGTCTAACTGGCCATGTTTGTCCATCAAATCCTTCTGTTCCGATTCTTGTTGATATATAAAACATATATGTGATGGGAATTCCAGATAGCATAACTACCCAAGTATTTTCCTTGAAGAAATCCCATTTTAATTGCCCGTATAGTTGAAACCAAACTAGCAATTGACCAACTGCAAAAATTATAAATGCTAAAAATATTTTATAATAGTTCATATTTAATTATATAAAAAAAGGGAGTGGATACCACCCCCTTTTTTATTATTTTTTATCTTCTGGTTTATTAATCCCTTTGATTAAAAGAATCTCATCCATAAAATTTTCTTTTAAGAAAACCCTAACCTTATCTGACACAGTTACATTTTTGATAACAAACATCAGATACCCAGTCAACTCGTCGTCAGAAATGGTTTTTAAGAAACATTTAACATTTTTGAACTGATCCTTATTGAATTTGTTGATATCAATTTCTTTCAAAGATTGGATAAGCTCAGATTTCTTATCTCTATTAAACTTATTCAAATCATCAGCGATTTCATCATATCTATTGATAACATCATTGATGTTAATCAAAATCATATCCTCACAGTATCTCAAAAATTTAGTAGCTGAGTTACCAATGTAAGAATGACAAACTCTTGTAACCATAGGCAAAAATTCCTTTGGGTTAGCATCTGCTCCATTTATAGAGCCATCTTTGCTGAAAGTGGATTTAATAAAGTTAGATAAGAATGTCCAACTTCTAGGAGTAGCATATGCTTTAGATGACCTAGAATCACTAAAAGACTTATCTACTGGATCTCTATACAATTCCTCTGGATGGGATTTGATATAAGACACAATCATAGGATGAACTTTTTCACCAGCGAAGTTAGCAATCCATTCATCAACACTCAATGTGTGCTTAAAGTGAATTAATCTGTTATTCAATGCGTTATCAAATTCTTCAACATCTGTTCCATCTTCTTCACCCAAATTTCCAGATGCCATCATCAATACACCGTCGTTGAATTTGAATTCACCAATTTGGCGTTCCAATAGAATTTGTAGAGCCGCGTTTCTAACGAAAATCGGAGCTCTATTCAACTCTTCAAAGTGGATGATTGTTTTTTTATTATTAGCTCTAAATGCCCATTCTGGGACTGCTGATCCAGACACTTTAAATGTTTTACCATCCTGCTCGATATCCATAAGGTATGGATATTTAAAATCTGTTTCATCAGACATTGCTAGACGCATATCAATATACTCATATCCCATTTTTTCTGCTATGGATAAAGCAATTGCGGATTTAGCTACACCAGGTTTTGCGGTAATATACAAAACTCCAGATTTAGCCTTCATAATGTTTAGGTAAAGATCCTCTCTATCAGTTAATTGGTTTGTCATAAATATTTTCTCTTACTTTTATAATACAAATATAATACTTTTCTATAAATAAATACTTAATTATTGAAACTATTTTCTACAAATTTGTAAGATACTAAATGAAGATGGTGTGGTTGTTGGGTTAATATATACAATATGATTGATATAAATATTTTTTATGATAATGGTAAGCTTAATAAAAATAAGCTTAGAGAAAGTTGGGTTATGAAAAACATGCCTGACCTATATAAAATAGTTATTAATGGTGATTATTTTGGTTCTAAATTCTCTCAAATGCTTTATAACTATATCAATAATATAACTATCAATAAATGTATATGTTGTGATGATGGTGATAAAAGGTTTATTGGATTTGATTCTGGGTATAATGATTTTTGTTCTAAAAGATGCGCTTCTAAACAAACCAGACATATAGTAGAGGAAACTAGAAGAAAGAATACGTTGGATAAATATGGTGTTTATCATACATCTATGTTAGATTCTGTTAAGGATAAACAATTAAATACTAATATGGAAAAATATGGTGTTAAAAGTCCCGCTCAGTCAGATGTTATTAAAAACAAAGTAGTATTAAATAACAAAAGTAAGTGGGGTGTTGATTATCCACAAATGCTTGATTCTATAAAAGATAAAATGATGTCTACCAGAATAGACAAATATAGATATGATACAATTATTAAATATTCAGAATTGAATATTGTTGAAATATCCAAAGAGGGTGTAATAGATATACTTTGCTCAGATTGTAGTAAAACATATACTATAAGTAGTGGCTTATTGAACCACAGAGTTAATAGATACAAAACTAACCCATGTTTAATATGTAATCCAATCTCGTCTTATAAATATACTGGTCAAAATGATATAGCCGATTATATAGATGGATTGGATATTGATATTATAAGGGGGGATCGTAAAATATTGAATGGTAAAGAGATAGATATAATATGCCCAGACTTTAATGTTGGTATAGAGTTTAATGGTCTTTATTGGCACTCTGATATATATAAGAATAAAAAGTATCACCTATTAAAGAAAGAATTAGCTGCTAGGTCTGGTATAAATTTGATTCATATATGGGAAGATGATTGGATATTAAAAAGAGATATAGTTTTATCAAGATTATCAGGAATTTTAAATAAGAACTCTGTTATATATGCTAGAAAATGTGATATAAAATATGTTGATACTAGAGAATCGGTATCATTTGTTAATGATAATCACATACAAGGTAATATAGGGTCTAATGTTAAAATAGGATTATATTATAAAGATGAACTGGTTAGTATAATGACATTTGGGAATTATAGAAGATCACTAGGTAAAAATACCATAGAAAATGAGTATGAGCTATATAGATTTTGTAGTAAAAAATATACTAATGTGATTGGAGCTTTTTCTCGATTATTAAAATTCTTCATAAAAAATCACAGTCCTAAAAAGATAATAACCTACGCCAATTATGATTGGTCATCTATTGATAATAATGTTTATATTAAAAATGGATTCAAATTTTGTGATATTACTAAACCAAATTACTGGTATTTTAATAGTGAAAATAAGAGAATTCATAGGTTTGCCTTCAATAAGGCGAAATTAGTAAAAGATGGATATGATCCATCTTTTACCGAATATGAAATAATGTGTAATAGGGGTTATAATAGATTATATGATTGTGGTAATCTTAAATATGAGATGATATTACCCAATCCTTTTTTTTCTAGCTGAAATACTAGACAGCTTTTTTGTCGGCGACCAGCTTTTCGGTAATTTAGACTTAATAGACTTGAAGGCATTTGATCCATCTCCTTTGATATCTTCTTTTTCTTCAAGCTTATGTTTAAATCCATTTTCTAATGAATCTAATATATTAGAGAATTCATCTTCAGATATATCGGATGATCCTTCTGATCTTAATATATCATGGATAGGTGTACCATCAATAGCTTTTTTCTTTTTATTATACTCTAACTTCTTCCAAAGAAAATCCTTATCACTAGCAGTTAGTGTTATACTTTCGTTTATAAAATTTTTAAAATCTTTAATCATAATACTATATATTAATTTCCCCCATTCAATAAGAATAAATTTGAAATAGCTTTGAATGATAATCTATCTCCATCTTTTGTTCTGAATACTAATCCTTCTCTATCAAATTCTGCATTCAATACAGATTTACCATCGGCTATTGATAATAGTTCGTCAATAGTATTTGGTAATCTAAAATCAACATCAATGATAGGCACTGTTTCCAATCCCAATCCTTTAATTATAGTTGTGAATTGATGGAAATCAGCATATTCATGTTTATCAATGTAGAAAACATTATAGAATCTGATAGTTTGTCCTTTCAATTTATATGGATTTCCTTGGATACCCTCACCAATTAACTCACCTTGTAAAGCTACATTAAAGGAGCAAAGATCCATCTTTCTTTCCAAGTCCATAGATCTAGCAACTTTCCAAAAAGTATTATCTTCTGTTTCTAATAGGTCCAAATTTCTTGAACAAACACCAAATTCACCACGATTCAAATAAATAGTTATAGATGATCCATCTAATTTTTCAGTAGTATAGAACACATCATCTTTATTATCTATTAAAATCTCTGGTAAATTTTGCACGCGTTCTTCGTCAGTTTTTGGGATGAAAGATGGAAAACCACCTTTAGCTACACCAGATAAATTAGCAGGAACAGGTGGTTCATATTTTATAATACCTAAACGATCAGATACATCAGTTCCAATATCTGACAATTTAAACAATTCTGTTAGAATATCTATATCTATAATAGATATGTCTGTATAGACAGTTTTATCAATTAATATTGATAGTGGTAATAATAATCCCTGTGATATCTGGCCTCTTAATCTAATAGACTTTAATCGGAACCCTTCTGATCCATCAGCCATTTTCTTATACGAGCTTTTTCTAAGAAATTCAAATTCTTCTCTAATAGGCAAGAATGAGTCAATTTCACAATAAATGCACATATCATTTACTTGAAATTCGTCTTTTTTTACAACACACTTCCATCCATCAACTATTGCTAATTCCAATAAATCAGACTTTTCTATTGGTCTAATCTCAGATACTTTTCTTAATGTTGCTAACTTTCTCATTTTATAATATCTCTAATTTTTATGTCAGTTAAATATATTTCATAATCTTCTCGATCAGTTATGAAATATTCACACGCTTCTTCTAAGGTTATATAGTTTGTGTTGTTATTTAATTGGTTTGTTAAACCAAATCCATATCCATCTTTTCCACTCACACAATTATACATAAGATCTCCACACCCACTTATGTGAAATCGGTTTCCTCTTTTAGCGAATTCAAAATCTTTTATACAGATTATATCCATACCAAGATCAAATCTATCTTCGATTCTCATATTACAAATTTAATACTTTATCCCAAGATAATCAAATAATTTATCATTATAATATCCAAATTTACCCTTAACTATCTCAATTGGATCTGCCCATTTAACAATATGTGGCTCATCTGTTTGAATATCACCTGACCAATCTGCTAAATATGTGGCTACTAAATAGCCATTTCTTTTAGTTTCCATAACCTTTCTGATATTTGTTATGGTTAGTCCTGTTTCTTCCTTTACTTCCCTAATAATAGCACTAACTGGACACATATCAGTTTCATCCACTTTACCACCTGGTAGATTAAAGTCTGTATGATCATCTTTCCTAGATACTGATAATATCCTGTCTCCATTAAATAAGACTATATTTACTGCTGTTATTTTATCCATTTGATGATCTAATAATTTATAAATTAAATTTTATACATTGTCTTAAAATATATTCAGAGTGATCTTTCCATTTAGGATTTGTCAGTCCAATTGTTATGTGAAATCCAAAATATGGATTTGGTTCTAATCCAATAGCTCTTCGTATATTCATAGCATCATCACTATAAGCTTTTATCCACCAATGAGATCCATTGGATTTTATATCAGTTGGATCATAGGTAAATTCTATTTCTTTGTGGTCAAATAATCTTATTGACTGCTCGTATATATCGTTATCTATGCGATCATTTATAATAGTAAAGTGAGTTCCCCTAAGTGGTGGATTTAATTTAAGGTTAAATCTTTTCTCTAATATCCACCTGTAATATAAAGACATATCACAATCCAACATAACCATAGCTGTTCTCTTCCAAGAAGATTGTTTATCGTGCTTCTTAGTTCTGTTGATTGGATCAAAGTCTATTTTACCTTTAATTGTGAACATGTCATAAATATACTTATTTTATAGATAAATTGAAAATTATTCTTTTATTTTAGTTGGTTGAATAAGTCTATCTTTATCGCTTATTTTTTAATTTTTTTCATATACTATATTATTAATAATTTCTACACTATTAACAATAACTTGATATACTTCATCTTTATCTTCGGTGAAGCTAAATCTAACAGTTTTACCCTTTATTCTTTTACCCTTTCCTTTAATAAGTGGAAGTCCATATGAGTATCCGTTATAACTATTTTTAGAAAAAGTACCAATATCAAACTTAATAGTGACAAACATACCTTCGAATAATTCGACATTAGTATATGCATTATCATCATATACTCTTAGGTTCTTATCCATAAGAATATCAACATATCCATTTTGTAAAAATGCTTCAAATGCGTTGTTTCTATCAGATATCAATTTATTAATATCATCATCAATAGATTTAAAATGTGCTTGAACTTGTGGTGTGCTCATGGCATATTTACCATTACTAGAGTACCCTCTATTATCACATAACCATATAATGTATTGAAAATCTTCCTCTATAATTTCATTAATATCCCTACCAATATATTTACCAAATTTGAGTATCTGTGGACATAAATCTTCAACACTTCTAGATACCCATGATTCGGTCTTACCCCTTAGATCTTCCATAACCTCTAAATCTGGGTATAAAGATTTTACTTTATCTATACTGGTAGATATATTTTTATTATAGAAGAACTTTGTATCATATCTAGTTAACCAGTGTTTACCATGAGAATCGGTTGTATAAACTGGTTGAGTATCAATACTCCAAAGCGTGTAAAATTTAGTTGCGAATCCTATTGCCTGTTTCATATCCAATACAAATATAAGAAAAATACTCTAATTTACCCGTTTTTCAGATAGAAAATATTATTCATACCAAATTCAGAAATATCTATAGTTTCGCTCATACGAATGCCACCACCAATTTCATCAATGGTATACATGTTTTTAGACTTTGGTTCAGCCCAATCTTTAATTTCATTCTCTGTCATATCAGATTTAATAACAAAAAAATATGGATTTTTAATGTCATTTACGAAATCCTGTAGGTCACCAATTAACTGTTCATCGACATAATCTACAAAACAAATAATTGTCCCATCAGATCCATCCTTATCTAAAACATCTAATGCATCAAGGCTTATCCCTTTATAAATTGAGAATTTAGAGCTGTTCAGTTTTATATCTAATACTTTCATATTACAAATATAGGTAAATTATTTTAATTTCTCAAATATACTATCCATATTTTTAATGATACTATCTGGAATATTTTTAATATCTAAATTAATAAGACTCATATTTCTACCTAAGTTATCTTTAATAATATCAATATATTCACTTGTTAATTTCTTTTGCTCACATATTAGATCAGCAATATTATCATAAAGGTCTGGATCACTTAATGATACTTCACCAAATTCCTCACTATATTTTTCTAATATTGTTTTAGCTCCGGTTTCAGCAATGCCTCTAAATTTACCATCTTTACCCTCCTTCTTATATACAGAAGATATATTGTCACCACTATCACCAGATATTAATTTAATGACCAAAGAATCTACTGGATCAACTTCTTTTAGATCATATTTAGATATAAGATTATTAATTAATGCCAAAAATGTTCCATTATTATTCATATCAAATATATCATCTGATATACAATTTGATAATTTATTTAAAAAGATTTGATAATTATTAACAATGAATAGTTTCTCTTTACCATAGACCTCATTTAACATTATGTTAATAATTAATGGATCTAAAGTGAATTTTAATAATTGTTTTATATCATAGTCATTTGTTATAACTATCGTTGATTCGCCATTTTTATTAGACTTATCCATTATGTATGAAATCCAATCATCACCCTCTATTCTAGATCCTTCTAATATTTTAATATTCTTTTTACTCCCTATATTTATCTTGAATTCTTCATATGTGTCATATATAAAATCCCAGTCAATCGATTCGTCTTTCTTCCTATTCTCCTTATATTCTGGATACGAATCTTTCCTCCAAGACTTTTCTCTAGAATCGGATACGAAATAAACATTTGAAAACGGATACATTGTTCGATATTGATCTATGGATTGTTCTAAGCTTCGGTATAAAGCTCCATATAGTAAATTGTCTTTTATTAGAGAGAACATATTTTTGTATAATATATAATTCCCGTCTATTATTAAATTAGTATTCATTTAATTAGTATTTTATTTATTATACTATTAAAATAATTAAATGTTTATTTTAATATATATCTTATGATTATAAAAAAATATAGTACATTTGTTTCTGATAGAAATGAAATGACAAATGAGGGATTAAAAGACTGGTTAGTAGCATTTTTGATGTTAGCTAATGTAGGTGCCGTTCCACTATCTGTGAAGGCATCCAATGATAAGGTAAAAAAGGAATTCGTTGATACTCAGCCACAATCAAAAATTGATGCTGCTAAATTTGTTGACTATATAACAAAGAATGGATCAACAGGTGATTTGTCTACTATGTGGTATGATTTTATATCGAAAAATGTAGATATAAAATCAGATTTTAAAGATGTAGAGCAGTATCTTAATAAAGATGGTAGGACATATCATTTTAATAAAGCTTATAAAGCACAAAATTTTAAAGATATTGATATAAATAAATTTATACCAGTTAATTATTTAACTGATATGGGAGATTTTATAGAAGATCCACAAGAGCCTAATATAAATAATTTTATAAGTAACTATGAGAAAAAAACTAGTGTGGAAATTTGTATAATAACAGTTCCATCACTTGGTGATATGGATGAATTTACATATGCCCAAGAGCAATTTCAAAGAATTGGTATTGGTAAAAAGGGATCTGATAATGGTATACTTATGGTATTTTCAAAAGAAGATAGAAAATGGAGAATCCACACTGGTTATGGGGTTGAGGGATTATTAACCGATGTTATTACTAGTAGAATTGGTAGAAATATAATAGTTCCAAATTTTAAAAATGGGGATTATTATGGTGGTATAATGGAGGCTCTACAAGAAATATCTGTTATAATAGATAAGAGCCCAGAAGATATAATTAAATACAAAGAAGAACAAAGCGCTAAAGATGCGAAATATGCTAAGGAAGTTGCTATGAATGTACTGGAGGGTGTCTTATATTTGTCTATATTATTTGTTTTGTCTCTTTTAATATACAAGAGGCGAAAGAAAAGAAAAGATATGGAAATGAATATAGATAAGATATATAAAGATATAGAATATCTTATAGATATGTCAAAAAGTTATAGCGTTTCGGAATCTGAAGAAGTAGATAATTTATTTAATATATTTAAGAATATATCATCTGGAATAAATGTTGGAAATATTGGTTATAAAAAGGAAAGCCTAGAAAGGATAAAATCTATATACTCAGATGTGTCAGCATCTTATGAAAAATGGACAGATGCTAGAAAAAGAATAGATATTATAAAGTCTGATTTGTATATGTATAATTTATCTGATATAGTAAGTAAAATAGATTCTGGGGTTGATAATTGTAATAAGCTTATGGATGAATATGGGGTTGATATAAAATATGACCCATCAGATTATAAATCTGAGTTATCTAATCTAGATGATTTAATTTCCAAAATAAAAAGCACATATAAAAGTTCTATATCAGAAGCAGAGAATATTTTTGGTGAATTCAGGTATAATAGAGATATGATATTGCGTAAGTCAGATTATGTTAAATCGACATTGGCTAGTCACCAAGATGCTGAAAGAAATGTTTCAAATTGGAGATCCAGGTTAGATAATGATATAGATAGGGTTAATAGATATTCAAAATGGGGAAGAAGTAGCGAAAAGATTGAAATTGATGAGATAGTAAAATCCATCGAGAACACCTTTAAAAGCTACGATAAAAAAAATATTTTAAAATTGAGCAAATTTTTGGAAGACTCTTTATCGAAAATATTTAATATGGAGAGAACTTGGAAGAATAGAAAAGACGATGAAGAAGAAGAAGAAGAATATCGTGTCAGATCTTCATCATATTCTTCTTCATCATATTCATCGTCTAGTTCGTCTTATGACTCATCATCATCATCATCATCATTTGGTGGATTTGGCGGTGGTAGTTCCGGTGGTGGTGGATCTGGTGGGTCTTGGTAATTGATTTTAACTAATCTAAATAAAACCGAAAAACATGATAAAGAAGTATAATGAGTATAATGAATTTATAATAGAATCATTAGATAATGATTCTATATTATATGAACTAACATCTCTCATCGATAGGGGATTTTCTGTTGTTGATAACACCAAGAGATACTCCAGTAGATTAGAAACATCTAGATTATCTGATAAGGCTGGTTTATCTACGAATTATTTTGTAGGTTGATGATAGTGATGAAGAATGGCGAATTATTACAATATCATATATAAGAAAAGAGCTTTTTGATGGGCTTAGGAGAAGAATAAAGCGATATCTATAATTTCCTTTCTAATTTCCTAATTGATACCTCTAATTTCTTACGTTCACCCTTTTTCAAATCTTTGTGTAGCTCCTTCTTCATCTTAAAAATGGTAGATAACATGGCGCTTTGCTCCTGTGCCTTTTGAGCCTTAGTTAGCCTTGGTTTAACCTCTATAATTGTTTGATCCATAGTGCCTTTTAAATCGGGCACCAGTATACCTTTCTTATATACATTGAGATCAGAATCAACAAAAGTATTCATAAATTTCCAACCTCTTGGCATACCAGATTTCTTCTTAGCCATAACTGGAGGATCAACCATTTCTGATACACAATCTGAGCAAATTACCTTAATAGTATCATCCGATACTTTAACTGGTGTGCCACAATCAAAACAATAAATTATCATATGTTACAAATATAATAGTAAAAAATTAAAAAAAAAATTATTTAATATTTTGTGGCATCGACGAGAGTCGAACTCGTATCAAAAGTTTAGGAAACTTTTATTCTATCCATTGAACTACGACACCAAAAAATCATCTTAAAATTGAGTCAGCAACACGAGCAGCATAAGTGCTTAATGGCTTGTATCTTGGCTCATACCCCATAGATTCTACATAACCAATAGCAGCTCTTAAAACTGTATTAGAGTACCATTTCGGATCATTGTTATAATCTAAGTCAATATATTTAACCGGAATTCCACATTCTTGTGATAAATATTGAGCAATAGTTATTGACTTATCAACTTCTCTCCATAGACGATCAAAGGAATCTCTAACTACTTTCATTTTTTCTTTATTATAAAGAACGTGTGCTCCCTTTTTGTAATAATGAAGCACAATAACAGTAGCATAGATCGTTTGATTTCCTATAGTTTGGGAATCTGTGCCTATATAAATAGTTGTATTTGGTTTTTTGTCCAATATATCCTTGATATACGGAACTACATCAACAACCTTGTGGTCTGTTAAACTTTTAAACTTCATCATAATTTTAATAATTATTTATATACTAGTATATAGTAATTTTTTAATATTCTGTTTATGATAAAACAAAATATATTTTACAAATATAATAAATTGATGAGATGTTACGTTGTTATAGAGTCAGAATATGACTCAGAATCATTTGATGATGTTAGTTATGCTACATTAAATTTTGATGATGCTAATAATAATCTCAAAAAATTAATAAAGGGTAGAATATCTAATATGAAAATAGATAGGTATTTTAGTGGATATACAGTAAAATATCTAAAAAATAAATTTAATTCAGATAGATTACCAATAGAAATGTCTGATGATGATTTTGAATCAATCTATGATTTTTTATATGATCTCGGTATATATACAATACAACATACTGAAGCTAATATAATTAAAGAATATGATGGTAATGTGGAATATTCTATAAATATAAAAGAAAATGAATATTGGTTCCTAAATAATATGAAACACAGAGTTGGTGGACCATCAGTTATCTATAATGATGGGAATTTAGAATACTTCTATAATGGGAAAAGACACAGAACCGATGGGGTAGCAATTTTAGATGATCTAAGCTCATCATATTATGTTGATGGTGTTCAATATTTTGATAATGGGAGTAGCTTTAAACAAGCAGTTAAGGAATGGGAGATGAAGAATATAGATGATAAAATAAATAATATTCTTTTATAAAATTCTTTTATTACCAAAATTCCAACCATCAACCCTCTTACCATCTGATAAACCTTTCTTAATTTGATCATCATATCTTCTATCTTTATTAACCTTTAATAAAGTGCTATAATCAACACCCTCTTTATAATCCATATTTTTATCAAAATCTCTAACTAATCTAGTAAATTCAGTATCACCCAATGTTAAAAGATATTCATCAACCATATCTTTATATGGGGTTTTCTTAAATACAGTAGCCATATCAACAACTGTCATAACAGTATCATCGTTACCAGTTTCTGCCTCATATCTTGTATTACCAGCGGCTGTTGTGTTTCTAACAAAAGTGGTTATTTCTCTAACATTATCTTCTTGTGATACTACTATATCCTGCCTTTCCATCGCGTCTTGATAATCCTTAACTAACATGTTGCTCTTATTATCATTAACTTTAAGTCCAATCTTCTCCTCGGTGGCATCCATTCTGTGCTTATATCTAAAAAATACATTTGATCCATAATTGTTATTACCATCAAAAAGATGTGGCATATGAGCTAATAATTCAGATCCATATGTATTATACTCTAAAACAACCTTTACATTATCATCATTAAATACTTCAAATACCAATAAATATAATATCTCAGATATTTGTAATACACTATTTAAGTTGTTTCTATACATACCTATTTGTTCTAATCTGAAAAAATCTGTATGACTCGTATATTTAGCCATTTGCAACTTAGCCAATTCTATTGGTTTTTCCGATATTCTAAATATGTTTATAACAGAATAATCCTGTCCCAATCCTTCGGCTAAATCAACAGAAAAAATAACTTTTGTATTTTTAGCATATCTAACATTAAAAACACTATCATCATCTATCCATATTAAGCTATCATAATGAAACTTCAACTTCTCATCCAAAACATCTATTGGAACATGTTTATAGACTTTCTTACCTTTAAGTAGGTTATCAATGGTTTTCTCACTAAATAGTGATTTGCTACTATTTATAAATCTTAAATCATATTCTTGGTTGAAAGCTTCTTCTCCACCAATATCTTTTATAGCTTCATCTTTCCATGTTGTTATCTCTGTGAAGGAAGCTATTGGAACATTTAATCCAGTTTTATCTTCAAACATCAATTTTCTAATATCATCTGTGCTGCAATTATCATTATTAAAAACATGTATAACATTTCTATTCAAATCTGAGCTATACTTCATTTCTATTTTAGTATCAAATTCAGATTTTATTCTATCTAATATTTGTTCCTTTGTTATACCAGCAACATACATTTTATGCTCATCTAATCTAACATAAGTAACATAACGACCAGGAACCTGAAACCAGTAAACCCGCATAGCCTTGTAGTTATTCTTTAATGGATCACCAACAGGCCTTTCAGCACTTGTTAAAAGCTTGTAAAACATATTCATACCATTTGGTGTTGATGTTATTACAATTTTAGAATTTTCAACAGCAGATACGGTAGGATAAGCAGCAGTATAGTATGGCTCTATTATATTAGCTGGTATATGGGCAAATTCATCTAAATATAAAAAGTCAATAGTGAAACCAATAGCGGGGGTTTTTGAACGGGCCGATGTCTTTATCCTACAACCATTATCAAATATTAAAGATTTCTGATTCCAGAACTTAACACCCTTTTGTAAAAAACAAGGTAATAAAGTTATAATAGATTTAACTTTATCTACAATCTCAATCGCAGTATCACCCTTGTTGGCGATAATCATCACGTTTTTATCATTGTTGAATAAGATGAAATGTAATATTGTTATTGCAGCACTCACAGTCTTACCCACCTGCCTTGATGCCATTAATATACTAAACCTGTTCTTAGTATATAGGTCAAGAATTTCTTCTTGATAGTCTCTAAGCTTCATTTGCTGAACTGTTCCATCCTCTGTTTTGATCCTACAATAGTTATCAGCAAAGTAATGTATATCAATTTTACATTTTATATATTCTTGTATCTCATCTTCTGTCATCGCGTAAGTTATACCAGCTCTCCTAACACCTATTTCTCCTTTGAACCAGGGGTTTTGATACCGTTTAACTACGTAACCGTCGTTTATTTTTTGTGTTATTTCTTCAACAAGTGGTGCGTTAAACACCATCTGCTTTTCTTTCTCTTCCTTCGACATATTCTATATATATAAAACATATCTACTTAGAGGTCTCACCAGGAATCGAACCTGGACCAGATGGGTCGAAACCAACCGTTCTATCCATTAAACTATAAGACCATACTTTTTATAATATTTGATACTTTTTCAATATCATATTTATTGTCAGTTATTTTTATAACTTCACCAGTTAGTATAGATACTAAATATTTTCTGTCAATCAGTGACCCACTTTTAATATGCTCCAAAACAACATCTATGCAAACTTTTCTTAACTCTTCCATAATATATTAATTTTTTTATAAATAAAAAAACCAGCTATTTAATTAGCTGGTTCTTAATTTAGTAAATATAGAAATTACTAAATACAACACCAGCTATAAAGCTGTGAGGCGCGATTCTGTATATTAGTATTTCTTATCATATTTTATATATTATAATTAAAATATAGCTTTTAAATGGTTGTTATATTAACACACAAATTATCATTTACCATATCAAAATCTGCTGATAAATATTTACCACTTGATATAAGATCCTTTAACATATTACCACTATCGGTGTTCAATATTGATATATTAGCTGATATAACCATGTTATTTTCACAATATGTTATATTATTTACATAATGTGATTTACTAGACATTATGCCATTTAAATAACCACACCGATCTTCTGTTTCGCACCATTTTCCTATTTCTTTATAGGCAGAATTTTGATCATACGATTTATTAATATTTATTTTCATATAAATTTATATCCTTTATAAATTATTTGTTTAGTTAGATATTGTATATTCTGCCAATCTTTTCCAAGACTCTGGGAAAGTATGTCTAATCTTTGTAACTTTAATTAAGGTTCTAACATTTAGATCTGATACAACATCCCTTTTATCACTAATAAAGCTAAGAGCATCTTCCTTCTCTTCCATTTCAAATTCTGTGGCTACATTATTAATGATTGATCTCATACGCTCAATCTTTTCATCGGCATTCATAGTTAAATCCACAAATAAACTTCTTGAAATTATTGCCTGATTAATAGAACTTCTATTCTTATTAGAAATGAAGATAATTTTACCAGTAAAATCAAATCTTGGAGGATAATCATCTCTTCTGCTCATAGAGTTCCAAGTGATAGTTCTTTTATCATAGGAATCCAGAGCTGATTTAAGGATGTTTGCTGAAACTCTATCATCCAATACAGAATCACAATCATCAAAAATGATCAACTTACCATTATTATCATATAAAGAGTTATAAAGTCCCCGAGCTGTGGAATATCCCTTTATAAATACATACTCATCATTTTCTTTTAATTTATTATCAAATATAACAGATTTAACTGTATGTGTTTTGCCCAATCCACCATCACCCAAAACAACTAGTGACGAATTAATACCTTGGACAACCATATTAGATAGGTCTGACAGAAAACTGAATCTTTCGCTAATTGTGAAGTTTGACATAATACAAAGATAAGATAAAATCTAAGAAATTCAAATCTTCTTCTATTTCTTTTAAAATCCTTTCAGAATTATTCAGAAAAATATTAGCTTTTCTATTGAATATTTTGAACCAATATATTAACCAACTTGAAATATTATAGGATGAAATTGTCTTAACTCCATTTTTTATATGACACACCAAAGAAAACATAGAAGTCTTTAGCAAATATTATATTATATTTTAATTAAATATATACAATAAAATTAAAATATCAATATGACAAAAATCATAAATATTATTTACACTATACTACTTTTTGTTTTTGTCGTATCATGTAAAACACCATCTAACACAGCTAAACGGACCGATGATAGTGGTGTTATCATAAATAAACCACATGGGTATGAGGGCGAATGTTTTATACCATATATTTATTATGTTAAAAACTCAGAAAAGTTCCCATTCTATGACACACTATACACTGATGATGATAATGTTATAATTAAAGTTGACTCTTTTTATTATATTAATCCAAAAGAAAAATATGAAATGGTACATTATGGTGGGTTTGAAACTAGAAGGTATCACCCAGAAGAGATGATTAATGATACATTATATAGCGAATATTATGATATAATATATTATGGAGCTTATGATAGGTATGAGTATCACATGGATTTCTATAAATACTATAGAGGAAATAAATACCCTTTACTTCCTGTTGAGCCAGGTATATATAATGACAAGTTTCCAATGTGTGTTATAGAAACCATATCTACTGGCAATTCATATTCATCATGTGATGTATCATCAAATATAATAGTTATAGATACTAATTTTGTTATAGTATTTGATAACGCACCAACACATACAGATTGCTCAGCAGCTTCTCAAGACTATATAGAAAGGGAACACTATTCATATAGAGAAAAAGTGGATAGACCAAATATTGTTAATATTGAATATAAAAAGGGTGGGTATGGTGATAATAAAGATAAATATTATAGATATAAGTGTGTTCATAATAGAGATTCAGATCCACTTACATCTAATGTGACAACTGTTATCAGAAAAGATAGATCTATAGCCAGTGTAGATGGTGAATTAGATAGCCATGGTGATGTTGAGTCTGCTGCTGGATATGATGAGCCAAAAGAAGAAATGGGTAAAGTTTCCTATAATGTTCCGGATAGTATGATAGTTGGTAAGAAATATATAATTTCTGTTAGGATATCAAAGAAAATTTATGAGGGATTCGCAGATGAATCTAGTGTTGTTGAGGATATAAGAATAGCTAATATAATGACTGCTGTTTTGATAGATCCGTTTGGATCATATATTATAACCCCATTAAATACCGAAAAGCAAGTTATAGATGATGTTTCATATACTGAATGGAAATGGGCTGTAGTTCCAAAGAAAAGTGGTATTAATCATATAAAATTATTAATAAAAATAGTATCTGAAAATGGTGATCCAGTTAAAGACATACCAGTTCTAGACAAAGACATTTATATAATAGCTAATTTTGGATATACCATATGGGAATTTATAAAGGATAATTGGCAGTGGTTAATTCTAACTATATTGATACCATTGATAAAGTGGTTTTATGGATTATTTAA